TCTGTAGCAGTGCGGATTGCACTGAGTAACCCTTGGGCTACTCGCTGAAATCACACAACGTCTTTGTAGGTGGTGCCGTTAAGGATGTAGCGGGTTACGCTGTTGCTGACTCCAAAACTCCTACCGGTCTTGTAAGGTTGGTCCGATTGCCGGATGCTCCTCACTTGCCAGTCTTGAAGCTTGCGCCTCTGCCTCCCTGCGTCACGGCCCCGATCCACCATGTCTCGCATGTTGTCGGAGGCGGTGCCTGCAACTAAATGTGCAGGGTTGATGCACGGCGGATTGTCGCAAGTGTGACGAATCACCGTACCGATCAGGGATCGGACAGGTACGCCATGGGCCCGGGCATAGGCGACTCTGTGGGCCAAGGTGCTATACCCTTCAGCCCGCTCTTGTACGTAGCCACCTTTGACAGTGGCTCCTGCTACTTCAATACATTCAGTCATTACTCTCCCTAAAATCACAATCTGAGGGGCCCAGGAACGTGGTTCCCAGGCCCTACAGGCTGCGATCTACTTGTGGACGTGCGGTAGCTGCCCCAGGTGCGGTTTGAGCCACTGAGCGCGTTTCTTGGGCTTGATCGGCCCCGGGTCGAAGAACATCGGCCGCGCACCCAGACCGAAGAGCGCATCGTCGCGGGCGTCGTTGGGAGGGGCCTTCTTGACGACCAGCGGCCCATTCGGCAACCGCTCGTGCGGCGGGGTGTCAAAGTGCCATCGCGGCGCCTTGAACTGCTCAGGCACCGCCCGGTCCATCTGGAGGTGGGCCTTATTGATGAGCAGCGCGTCTTGCAGGCGTTGCTTGTCGTGTCGCACCACGACGCCTGCCCAGTCCATCCAGTCATCGTCCGGCGCCCGGAACTTCTCGGGCACCGCTCGGGCAGCAGCCTCACGGAAAGCGTTCATCACCTCCCGTTCTTCCATCATCATCATCTGGGTGGCGGTCTGTGCGGGCTTGCTGCGCCGTCTGGAATCCGCTGACGACGGATCGAACGCAACGAAGCGCCCGTCCAATGTCAGACCGTAATTCCCACGGTGCAGGTCGTTGTGGCTAAAGCCCATCGCCTTCAACGCATGCACCAGTTCCATTGGGCTGTGTTCCAGGTCACGGTAGTCCCGGTGAAGCACGAACGGATGTGCGGAGAGGCTACGCATGCAAAGCACACGCTCCATCACCGCCCACCAACCTCCGGTCTCGTAGTCGGCCTCGAAGTGCCAAACCTTCGGACCGTAGTCCAAGGGCTTGCCTTTGAGCTTGAACTCGCTGGCGTTGGCTTCGATCCAGTCGCTGGTTCCATCGAACTTGCGAGCGATCTTCAGGACGCGGCCATCGGGCAGCAGGTAGGCAGTGCCCATGATGCCACCACCCAGGTACTTGCAGCCGTTCTGGTTATTGCGGTACTGTCGTACCTCCTCAATCGAAAGCATGATTGCTCCCGTAGTTGAACACACTGTCCTGCACCCAACGGCCCGCCATCATTAATGGGCACGATTCTTCGGATTGGATGCAGGACAGTGGGTTCTTGATTTCCCCCACTGTGGCCGTTACGTACGGCTCGACGGCTGACACTCTAGGCTGTTCGCTTGCACCTCGGAGTTTCACGTCATCGCGGACGGCCTTACGGCAAACGTGGAACCGTAACGAAGCCCCGGGCTTGTATGTCGGTTCACACAGCATCGAACAGATGCTCTTTCGGTCTGGGCACTATGCAGCGTAGGTGTGCGGCCCGTATCGACCTAATACTCAGTTGGTTAGCCACGGCGGCAAGCCGTACCATCTAACGCATGTCAGAACTCCTGGGAAAGGTGGAGCCCGCCCACGTTCATCGGTGTGGTCGGGATCCAGGACAGCCGCGTGCCATCCTTCATGCGGTACGAGACCATGAGCAACGGAGACACGCCACCATATCCGGTGACGACTCCGAGCACAAGGTCAAGACCACGGGAAGCCTCGACCGCCTTCGCGCCGTAGAGCGAGGGCTTGCCGAGGGAATTGAGGAAGCCACCAGCGACCAGAGAGTCACACTGCACGTACAGGCCAGGATTGAACTCGTTCAGGTCATGCCGATGGTTCGCATGATGACTAGTGGCGATGTGGTAACCCACAGCCAATGATGCACAGAGCATGATACCTCCGCTCAAACACACAATGAGGAAGCCCCGAAGGGCCTCCCGATGTGGGCTCGATTACTCGACCTTTTCCGCTTCCTTGGCGGGTTCATCAGCCGGTGCCGCTTCATCGGCTTCCAGCGTCTTGCGGTATTCCTCGACCACGCCGGTGAGCTTGTCACGCAGAGCCATGTGGGCGGACTCCTGGCCTTCCTTCGGCTTCTTCTTCATCACAGCCAGCGTCAGGGCCAGGAAGTCGAACACCTCGTCGGGCTTCTGGCTCGGCTTCATGTCGTACCACGGCGTGGCTTGGCCCCCGACCAGATCCATCAGCTTGTCGTTGTTGTGCACGAAGGGCGTGTCGTCCTTGCTGGCAGCGGTGTTCGCCTTCAGGCCACCGAAGGCCTGATACCACGCCGTCAGGGCCACGTGCCGGGCACCCTTGCCCAGAGCCTTGTACAGCGCATTGACGAAGTGCAGGTTCCCGGTGCCTTCCTTGCGATCAGCGATCTGGATGGCGCGGAGCGCCGCGTCCTGCACATCCTTGTCGATGCTCGCCGAGCGGACCTTGATGGACTTGATGTCGGAGGCGAGCTTTTTGGTGTCGATGTTCATGATGCAATCCTTTGAGCCTGCGGAATGCAGGGATGGTGACACGTCAGGTTAGAAGGGTATGTCGTTGCCTGTAGACCACCGAAGTGGAGCTATGCTCAGGATCAGAGCGACAGGGAGCCTAGCCCCTTCGGTGTCACCATCCCTGCACCCATGCTATTACGCATAGATGCAGGTTAAACGCTCTCATCACTGAGTGCCCCGGTTTAATGTGCTGGGTACGTTAGCGCCGCACAGTGAGATTGATTCAGACATAGCCACACAGCCTACCCAGGGTTCCAGCATACGCCATTCCCTGGAGCTATGAAGCATCCATCTGTACTCACAGCCTGTATGGTAGGCTAACCGTTCTCACCACACGCGCAGGAAGCCTAAGCACCCTGCCGCCATGAGGCAAGCTTAAAGAACGAATCGAACAGATGCAATCATCTCACATCTATTCAAGGTTGTCAATAGCCTTGACCGAAGGTCTTGCGCTATCTCTAACCTCTCAGCCTGTAGTGTAGGCCAATCATCTAACCTTGTCAAGAGCCTAGCTCTCTAAAGGCTTCTAGGAGTCTTGCAGTAACCGGCTATCACGCCGCTGTTCTCACCTGCTTCCTATCAACCTCTGAGATGGACTGTACTCCTATCTATGTTAGTAGTCAATCACGTAGCTCCTGGTCTAGCTCTCCCTTCTAAGGCTTGCAGGAGGCGGGCAGCTCTCTACCTCTCTAGGCTCTCCTCTCTCTCCTAGTGTGGGAGGCCGGTCCCTCCGTCTCTAGGTCAGTGGCTCTGTGTCTCTGTCCATCTGGGCTCGCTGCTGTCTTCGCACCCGAAGGATGCAGGGCTCTCAGGAGGTTGGCGCTAGCCTTGTGTCCTCCGGGCACGTGTAATAGATGCAGCCATCCGGTGTTCTGTGTACTAGGGGTACTGGACCCTCTGCTACCAGGGAGCGCGATTCCAACAGAGCATTAACGGCGTTAAGGATTCGTTAAGGCAATGGCCCGCTGATGGCCTCATAGGCAAGCCCTATGACCAACCTATGGCGATAGGCAACGACAATGATGCAGATAGATCGGCGCCGCTGGCTCGCACGCCCTCGGCCTGACCCGCCAATGCCCCGGCGAGCCCTCTACCCGCCCCGTGGCGAGCCTAACGGACCAGGGTAGCACCCCATGTAGCCTGAGCTAGCACAAAGCCCGTGGCGAGGCTGTGGCGTGAAGCGCGCACTAACCCTCGGCCCAAGGCTGATAGACCTGCCCGAGGCCCGCCCGCGTCAAACAGGCGCGAGCCCGCACGCGTACCACGCGCGTCAACGTGCGCGGAGCGCGAGGGCGTACGGGGGAAGGCGCGGGACCGGAGGTCGGAGGGCCCTCCTCGCAATTGTCTAATAAAATTTGAGCCCAGCCTATGGTCAGGCCTAACCTTAGAGGACGAGGTACCTTGCTACGGCGCGCATGGCGATGAGTGAGGTAAGGTTGTCCTGGACGATCACGACGAGTTCTTCGCCGAGGTCTCCGTCAAGGATCGCGTACTGCCCGCTGTCCTGGAAGATGTTGAAGCTTGCCTCCAAGGTCTGAGCCGTACCTGCCCAGGTGGTGAGAGTGGCGCGGGCTGGGACAGCGAACCAGTCGTAGTTCTTCTTCACACGGAAGCCGCCGTACAGTTCCACGTCAACACCGTTGCTGCGGAGCATGAGGGCAAGGCCATTGACGAGCCCGCCAGCGATGCCGCCGAAGTCCTCCTGGTTGAACGTTGCGTTGTCGCTGATGGCTGCGACTACCGTGGTCACGCCCCAGCGCTGCCCGGGAGGTGGCCCGATGCGGAAGCGGAAGGGTACGCCCAAGGTTCCTGCGACGAGCATATCCCGAGGGCCTGCGGCTGTGTTGTCCACGGTGAGGAAGCGCCGGGCGCTGTTGACCACACCAGCATTGCGGACGTGCAGTTCGCCGCTCGGTGAGGTCTTGAGTCCTCGGAGCTTGCCCGTCAGCCGGTCGTATGCGCTCATGGTGAGTCCTTCCCTGTGGCCCACTCCCGGAGGATGGCCTTGTCGTTGTTGCAGAGCTTGAGAGCGAGACGGAGATCCGCCACACCCTTCGCCAGCCCGCCGTTGGTCGTCTTGTCCACGAGAGGGGCAGGGCAGTCAGCCAGGGCCTCGTAGGGCACGGCGGGCACGGAGGCGCAGCCACCAAGCGTGATCGCCAGGACGAAGGCCACATGAGGCCCCAGTCCCCGCAGGAATACCCGCAGCTTATTCCACAAGCGCATCTTGCACCTCCTTCGGGACGGGTGTGTCGGCCCAGGCCCGCTGGGAGTCCAGGGACTTCTCGACGGACAGGCGCGTGGAGGCCCCTGCGCGGGCCGTGGCGGCCTTTTCTTTGGACAGCTTGGCGCTGAGGGCTTGGGAGCGTTTGAGCGCGTCCTGGAGCTTCTGGCGCTGTTCGACAGCTACGTCGCGTTCGGCCCGGATCTCGGCGTTGCTGCGGATGCTGTGCACCAGCCCGAGGGACAGGGCGCACACCAGCAGCGCGGCAGCGAGCCATGCGTAGAGGGTGGTCATACGATCAATCCTGTTCGTCGCTTGATGAGCGCAGCCATGCTGCGGAATTGGTTCCCGTGGTTCACTGGCTTGTCGTTCTGGTCCTGCCACTGATGGATCATCTCGTGTGCCATGGTGCTGATGAACATGGTGTACGAGGTGCAGAGGTCGTCGATGTGAATGCGTTCCTGGTCCGGGTAGTATACACCGAACACGTTCTCGTACTCGCATGACCCACTGGTGAACTTGGGTTCGTCCAGCAGGCCACCGAAGCACACCTCGTTCAACATCTTCCATGCGGTGCGCATGTCCTGCTGGGTGAACGTCAAGGGCAATCCTCCCGCAGCGCGGCTGCTTCATGAGCCCGGCGGATGGTGAGACCACGGAGAACCTTGCCTCGCGCCTTGTTCCATCGCTGGAACTGATCCGCTGCGGCATGGCATTGCCCGGCATTGAACTGCTTGAGCAGAGTGCTGGACTGGAAGTTCGCAACGCCCACGTTGAACGTGAAGCTCACGAGAGCATCGAACTGCTGCTGCGTGAGCGGTGCCTTGACCAGCCGCTGCACCGCTGCCACAGCTTGACGGGTGTCTTGCTTGAGCAGGTAGGTACAGGTCTCGGCGCTGTAGGTCTTCCCCACATCCTTGTGGGTCACGGTGGCAGTGTGCCCCACGCAAACGGTGGGGATACCAACGGGGTCAAGGTACACCTTGCGAACGTCACCCTCGTCACGCTTGATGCCAGCGAGGCCAGCAGCGGAGATGACGAGGGTCGCGGCCAGCACCCGAACCTTCGGTCCGAGCGCACTCATGGCTTACGCCAGGACGCCGGTGAAGGTCGCCACGAAGTTGCCAGCAAGGTCCTTGGCACCCAGGTGCACCGAGCCGTTGGTGGGCGGGGTGTACGTGATGGTGTCCGTGGCGATCACGCCGGTGGCCGTGACGACCATCGTCGAACCCGTGACCACGATGGCGGTCACCGTGCGAGCCGGGGAGAACACGACCGAGGTCAGCGGCACCGTGGTGCTGGGCTGCAGGGCTTCGGTGAACGTGATCGTGGCCGTGTTGGTGGCCGTGCGCACGCGCGTAGTCACGGTGGGCAGCACGACTTCCACATACGCGGCGAGCGCGGCAACGCACGCGGTGAAGAACGCGGACAGCTTCGCAGCCTGCGCGGTCTTGGCGCCAGCGGTGTTCCGAGCCAGCATCTCGCACTGGCTGATGGCTTGGCACGCCTTCAGGCGCAGTTGCTGGGAGACGTTGACTTGACCGGGGGAGGGGAGGGTATCGAGACGCATGGGATTATCCTTTGCGAGAGGCCCGTTAGGGCATGGCGCCGTGAGGCGAACGGATCAGCGGCGCTTGTTGCGCAGCATGTTTGGCCGCGAATTGCGACCGGGGACATAGGAGTGGCAGTGGTTGTGACCGCAGGGATCTTTGGTCAGTTCCTTCCACGCCTTCTCCTTCGCTGCCTTGAGACCCTTCTCGGAGTCCTTGGCGAGCGCTTCTTGGAAATGGCGGCAGAGACCTTCAAGCGCATCAGCCCGGTCATCGTGGATGAGGGCGTTGGCCGTCTGGTTCATCTTCGCCAGTTGGTAGAATAGGGAGTACGTCTGACGCATGGAGGCGGTGTATCCCGCGACCGTGGCCTGATCCTCTTCGATCACATCCTCGCTCACCACGAGTGCGCCTCGGCCCATGATGGGAGAGAGCGTGTTGATGATCCGTGCTTCCTTCTGCCCGGTGACGAGGTCGTCGTCGATCTGGCATTGGAGGTGCTTGCGGAGGATGGGGGTGAAGATGTGCCGGAAGGCACCGTAGCCCATGTTCTTCTCGATGGTCACGCCATCGACCTTGTGGAGCTTCAGGATATGCGCGAGCTTCTCCATCTTCTCGTCGTCGTAGCCGCCGGGGATGCCGCCACACGCGAGCAGGAAGATGGTACCGTTGAGGTATCCACCCACCGCGTAGGCGGTCTCGTCAGCATTGGCCCCGCCAGGGGCCGGGTCCACGTAGGCCCAAATGCTCTGCAGCTTGTTGGTCTCGGTGGAGACCTCGTGCGGGATCGTGAGCTTGAACGCGAAGTCCGCGACGGAGTAGTCCTTGAGGTGAGTGTCACCCATCCCCCGGACCACGCTGATCGGGAAGCGCTCGCCAGCGGGGCGGAACACCACAAGCTTTGAGGGCTTGAGCGGGAACCGCATCGCATCCGAGAGCGTCACGTTCAGCATGTGCTGAAGCTGGAAGTACGCCTCACCCTGGTCAAGCTCCTTCTTCTGGAGCACAGCCTCGGGCAGGATCACCGGGTCCACCGGTTGTCCCTGATCGCCCAGGTAGCCGCCGCCTTCCGCGAGAGCGGGGTTGTCAGCGAGCTTGCGCGCGTAGATCGGCGCGAGGTTGGCACCGTAGAAGGCGAGTTGCTTCTCGGTCGGGTAACGCCCCGGCCAGATGCGGATCGTCACACCACGTGCAGCGAGGGAGTTGTAGATGGACTCCAGCGTCTGCGGCGTGCCGAGCCAGATGATCCGGCCTGTGCTGTTGATGGACGTGAAGTCCTTCGTGATGTGCAGGAGCTTCGCCCGCTGCACCGCCGTGGCCGAGTTCTTGCCGGACTCCACGTCATCGGGGATCAGCAAGTCCGCCCGCTTGCCTTGCAGGTTGGAGTCGATACCAACGCAGGCGACGGACGGGGACTTGTCGATGCCCTTCAGGCTGTGGTGCACGTCGAACGCTTCGACCGAGGTGCGGTCACCCGCGAGCTTGTCGGGGCGCAGGCACTCCAGCACGTCCATGTTCATGATGATCCGGACGATCAGGGTGCTGATCTCCACGGCCTGAGTACCCCCGGCGCTGACGACCAGCACACGGTGAGCAGGGCTGTGGATCAAACACCAGACAGCGTACGCGGCAGCGATGGTGGTCTTGGCCTGCCCACGCTGCGCCTGCACCATGATGTACTGCGGGCCAAACTCCATGAACCCTGCGATGTCTCGCTGGATCTCCGAAGTGTGGAAGCCGAGTTCCTCCATCACGTCCTCAAGGAACGGGACGAAGGATTCGTAGTGCTGCTGTACGAGCTTGAGCTTGGCCCAGCGGACGGCCGCTAGGGCCTCACTCTCTCGTTCTTTCATTGCATCATGCCTCCGAGATCACGGTCCAGTTGCTCCGCTGCCTCGTCGAAGGCGGTGCGGTTGAGCTTCTGTTTGGCGGCGGTGCGGCGCGCCAGGGCCTCGGTGAGGCCAACCAGTTCGGTATTCGTGGTCGGATCGGCGGTGATGTTGTTGTTCTTTGCGAACGCGATGGCAGCGGCGAAGTACGAGGCCGGTGGGGTGATGCGAATCACCTTGCCCGTGTCCTCGTCCTTACCGATCACTGCACCGTCGGTGATGATCTCGGTGAGCCCGCGCGCAATCGCGCCGTGCATTGCACCGAGTTCGTCTTCACTTGCCTTGCTCATTCTTGAATCCTTTCACCCATGCGGTGAACTGCTTGAGGCGTTCGATGACGACCGGCAGCTTTTCCAGCAACAGGAACACGGTGTAGATGAGGGTGGCGATCAGCACCACCTCGGGGAGTGGAACCCCGAAGAGGTTGAGACCGCCAACGGTAGTGACTGGCATTGCTTTTGCCAACTCCGTGGCGGCTTCAGTTTTCAATGGTTACTCCGAGGGTTTGGCTTCGAGGTCAGCCGATGCGCCAGTTCGTCCCGTCGCTGAAGACCGGGACCTTGTTGGTGCCACCGGCGGCGACGATGGAATTGAAGGTGGTGGCGTTGGCATCCGACACGAAGCAGCGCGAGTTCACCCAGGTCGCGGCGGGGGGCAGCGTGGCGACTGTGTAGGGGCGGAAGATGACCGGGAGGTTCGTGGCCGCGAGGGCTCCGCCGATCTCGACCGTGCCCTGCAGCAGCGTGCCGAAGCCCGGCCGGGGCGTGAGCACCGTCACGCCGTCGCCGCGCTGCTCAAGAATCGAGTCGTCGGAGTCGCCACCGATCGAGCCGAGCCGCAGGCGGCGGTCGCCCGCTGCACCCGCGATGCGGAAGGCATAGCCGGGCCGGGGCTTCACCGTCATGTGCCCGGCCGGGTCGTACCCGAAGCTGCCGTAGGACGCGCCCGCCGTGTCGCCGAAGAACAGGTACTCCGCGAAGAACGACTGCTTCGTCAGCGAGCGGATGCCCCAGTTGTTCGCCGCCACGGAAGCGCGCGTGAGGTTGCCGATGTTCACACCGACCAGAGAGCCGATCGTGCCCGCGCCGAGCGGGTTGTTCAGGTCGACAAGGCGGGCAGCGGTCACGGAGCCGGACTGCACGTCCAACTGCGAGAAGAACGCGGAGTACTGGGCCAGGATGCCACCAACGTTCATGACAACGTGATGGTATGCCTGGAAGCTGTACCGGTGATCTACCACGCCGGGGATGGTGGGGTTACCACCAACCAGCGTGGAGTTGTCGTTGAAGCCCGCACTGCCGACGAGGGGGTCGAGGGCATTGCCGGTGTAGTCGAGGCGATCGCTGGCGAGGCCAGAGTATCCACCGTGCCGGGTGACCGTCCGGTTGGACTGGAAGGCTGCTGCCACGAGGTCTGCGACCGGTGGGTTGTCTTCCACCGCCACGTGTTTCGTGGTGACCTTCACAGCCTGGGTGGCCGCGTAGGCGTTCACGGCGGTAGTGGCAGCGGACGATGCGTTGGCAGCGGAGCCAGCAGCAGCGGTGGCAGCGGACTCAGCCTGGGTGGCCTTGCTCTCTGCGTAGGCCGCATCCGCATCGGCGGAGGAAGCAGCAGCAGCGGCGTTGACTGCCGAGGCGGCGGCAGAGCCAGCAGCCGTGATCGCCGTGTTGGCGAGGTCTTGCAGGTCAGCCGTCGTGGATACGCCAACGAAGTCAGCGGCCTCCTGCGCGAGGAAGACGGCCTGACGTGCGGTCGTGTCGAGGTTCAGTTCCGTGACACCTCCACCATCCTGGAAGTCCACGAGGGGCATGTCACGAGGGGTTGCGCGGTAGATCACGAGGGTGTCGCCGTCTGCCACTGCTGGGGTGATGAGCAGCTGGAAGTCGCCGACAAACGAAGTGTTGGGGTCGATCACGAGGTCCGTGCGAACCGGGGGATCCCCAGGCACAGCAGCAGGCGTCGAGTAGTACGCTCGCACATGCGAACGATTGATGTAGCCATCCGAGAACTCGAAGTTCCAGACGGTTTGGGTGCCGTCTGCCAACCAATGGTTCTGGCTGTCCAGCTTGATGGTCAAGGTTGACATTAGGACTCCTTAGAAAAGATGCCCGCCGAAGCGGGCTGTGTACTAGGGGTACCGAGGTTTAGTCACCCAGCGCGTTGAGCGGCGGGATCATCCAAGGCAACCGGTTGAACGGAAGGGTCTTGATAAGCTCGTGAGGGTCCGTGCCCTCCTTCGTGTTTTGCAGACCACGCCAAACGTCGTCCACCAAACCAGCGGCCGGGGCAACGACGTTACCGATGAACTCCGAGCTTGCGCCCGAGCGCCCGCCCGTTTGCTTCATCCCCGTCACCGCCGTGGTAGCGTCGAGGAAGTCGCCCGCGAGGCCTGACATGGCGATGTAGTTCAGCGTGGCGCGGGCGATCATGTCGGGCGCGAGTTGCTTCTCCAGGTACGCTTCCTGATCCTCGCGCCCGACGGACGAGAGGTAGGTGCGTGCCATGTAGATCGGAGCCGCGAGGCTCATCGCACCCAGCATCATGCCGAGCGTCTTGGCCGTGCCAACGTTCCCACGTTGACGGGCCCACTGCTTCTCCACCGAGGTCAGCGAGAAGGTGCGGAACTGAGTCATCAGGCGCATCATCCCGTCATGCGACCACTTGCCAGTTTCACCGATGAAGGTGCCCTGGATGATCTGGCTCACGCCGCGATGGATTGCCTGCGTGAACTCCTCGGCCGCTTGCACGTCCGTGGCCTTCGTGATGTCGAAGTTCGTCAGCTTACCGCCCTCGAACTGCGCGATGCTCGGAAGCTCCGCGCGAAGGCGCGTCATCAGTTCATCGCTGATGCCCATGTCCTTCAGCGCCACATCGTTGCCGCCGTCTTGCAGGTACTGCGCAGCCTTGCGGACGATCTGCTCGGCCATCCCGCGCTGTTGCGTGGAGTGAATCGAGCGCCACATCGAGAGCTTGCCTTGCAGGTGAGCGCCGCCACGCAGCAGCCGGTCGGCAGCGGTGAGTGTCTCCTTCCCGTAGGTCTGGTACTCCAGGCTCTGGTTGTCGAAGGGGAAGACGGTCTTGTAGGAATCCGTCCCGAACTCTGCACCGCCGAAGCGTTCCAGGGATCCGATGATCGGGTTCTCCACCTTCTCACCCTTGGCGAGCGCCTTGATCTCCTTGCGGAGTCGCGGCATGGAAGCAACGCTGTCGAGCGTGCGGGCAGCACCAACGTGGAAGATCCCGTTGATGGCTTCAGCGAACTGCGTAAAGCCCATCCCGCCAAGGCGAGCCAAGCTGTTCACTTGCATCACTCGATCCACCAGCTTGCTCTGCGTCCCGAAGGCATCGCCCAGGAACTCAGCAGCGATCTGGTCGAACGCTTCGATCTCGTTGGGCTGTGCCTTCTCACCATCAGCCCCGAACTCCATCGCCCGGCGCAGCAGGTTGAGACCCGCCTTGCCCATGATCCCGTGCCGGGCCAGTGCCACCTCACCGCTCACGCGTTGGGCCTGCTGCCGCAGCAGTCGGAACTGGTCAGTCTCGAAGAGGTCCATCAGCCGGAAGCTCGTGCCGTCACCGGCGTCGAACGTTTGGCTCAGGTCCAGTTGCAGACGGCGCTTCGTGTGCCCCGCGCCACCAGCCATGTACTTCTTCATCATGGCAGTCACCTGCTCACGATTCATACCCATGGCTTCCAGTGCATCATGCACGATGTCAGCAGCACCAGTCTGGTGGATGCCAGCCGGGGCCTCGAAGCCACCGAGCGCACGGCGGCGCACGCGATCCAGGTACTTGCTGGCGAGGTTCTGCGAGAACGTGGGATCGAAGCCCTCGATGCTCATGAACTGATCGCGGAGCGCACCATGCAGCGCATCGGCTTGCTGGTTCGTCATGTTGCGGATCTTCTCCGGACTCATGCGGTGAGGCATGTAGCCCTTCGAGGACGCGGGCAGCGAAGCCCAACCCACCGTGCGGGTCTGCGTCTGTGCCACGCGCATCCGCTCGTACGCACCCTCCAGCGCGTCAGCAGCTTGCACCACAGCGGGCGGCGAGACCACGCCGTTGCGGCCGGACACGCGACCTTCGATCTCCTCCGCGACCATGCGGTTGAACTGCTCCCACATCTTGCCGCCGAAGAAGTCATCGCGAATGTCCACGCCCTGGCTGTTACGCCACTGCGTGTACTGCGTCTGCACATCGTTGAGCGTGTTGCCCAGGTAGGCGCGCTCGTTGATGTGCTTGGCGATGGCCGCGCTGGTGCGACGACCAGCAGCCCCGCTGGGGGACTCCAGCAGTTCAGCAGCGACCATGCGCACGACCGGGTTGTCCGACCGCAGCATGGTGTTCGCCGTGCTCTGCGCGCCACGGAACACCGAGGTGTCCATGAACTTGGAGAGGCGCTTCTCGTCGATGGCCTTGTACTGCGGATCGCTCGCCTTGGTGTACAGCGCGAGGACAGCCTTGGCTTCCGCCTGCTGGCTCGGGGTGTCCACGGGCATCAGCGAGATCCCGTGCTTCACAGCATTGGGATCGTTGACGAAGGTCTCGGCCTCCACCGTGCGGTTGAAGCTCGATGGGAACACGAGGTCAGGGGCCAGGAACTCTGACTCGATCTTCTCTGCCTGCTTCAGCGTTCCGTCCAGCACGCGGGTGAAGAACTCATTCGCACCTTCGTCGGTGGCGATCAGGCCCTTCTGCTTCGCCTCGGTGAAGAAGGCGAACACAGCCTTGATGGCGTCAGTGATGCGCTTGACCAGGGAGGGTGAGAGCCGTTGATCCCCAGCCATTGCACGCTTCTCGATGTGTTTGACGAACTGTTCCGCCATATACTCATCGAAGTTAGCAGTGTACGGCGTGGCCTTAAGAGCACCCGCCACGTTGGCATCGGGGTGCGTGATGGACATCCGCGCCCCTCGCCCACCTTCCTTCGTGTTCATCCCTTCAAGTTTCAGGATGAAGTCGTTGTGCTCCCGCTTGATCTGCTTGAGCAGGTCCGCCGGGATGTCCTTCGCCTTGGCGTGGAACACCGCATGACCGAACTCGTGCATGCTCGACCGACTGAGCGCGGAAGGGTTGGACGGGTTCGGGGTGAGGCCGATGAAGTGCACGTTGCCTGCACTGATGATCTCTGCATCTGCTCGTGGGTTGGTGGAACCGGCCGAGAGAACCACCTTCTGGTCGGGCAGGTACTGCGCCGCCAACTCACGCACGGTGGAGATGGCGGGCTTGAGGGACACTTCAATGTCTGCATGGGGCAGAACATGGACACCGTCCGGCAGCGCCGCAGCGGCGGCATAGGTTGATTCACCCTTCGTGACCTTCGCCACACCTTCCTGCCACAACGGATTATCCGTCATGCCACGAATACGATCCGCAAGGAATCCCGGGTTATCCCACTGAGGGAGGACGCTGCGCCCGTAGGACTCGACGTTGAACTTGTCCTCCGCGTTCAGCCCCATGTCCTTGGTGGACACCTCGGGCACGTCCAGCCGCAGCCCATCATCCTCGGGCAGCAGGCGACGAGCATCGGGCAGCGGGGAAGCCCCACCACCCATCGTCTGCCGCAGACCGTTGGCCTCCAGGCGCTTGACCTCCGCGTTCAGCAGGGCAGCGTCAGCCTCGGGACCGAGGTTCACGACAGCCTGACGACGGATCGCCATCATGTCGTTGCCCGCCTGATCGGCAAGCTGCTGCGCGGCCTTCGCCGTGGCGGTCTTGTTCGCGCTGTACGTGCCCGGCGCATTGAGCGCCACGCCCAGAAGGCCCATGCCCGCAGCCATGGCATAGTCCGTGGCACCCACGTACGGGTCGAACTTGTCCTGGATCGCGGTGAAGGCGAGGTTGCCGCCTACGTTCTCGGCCACGGACGAGGCCACAGCCGCGCCCATGCGGCCTTCAGCGGCCAGGGCCAGCGAGCCCACGCGGGCCGCTTGCAGCGCCTTGGCGGCGCCCAGGCCCGTGAGGAACCCCTCGGGCAAGCCACCGAAGATCGTCGCCGCCACGCCCACACCAGTACCGCTCAGGTTGACCGTGCGGAGGTCGTCCTGGCGCTGCTTGATGTCGTACATGATCCACTCGGCCTCGGCCGGGGAGCCCGCCTCGCGGAGGTACTCCTGCTCATCCGAGGACAGGCCGTTGAGCTTGTTATGGTCCAGCTGGAATCCAGGCTGTGGCATGAAGTCCGGCTTGACCAGTTGCTTGACCAGCGGCCCCACCACGCCGTTGTGCATGAACGCGGCTTGGGCCTTGTCGATGAAGCCACTGTCTTGCACCTCGGCCGCAGCCGCTTGCGCGACAGCCGTGCCAGCGGCGAGCTTCTGCTCCTCGGTCTGGAACGCGATGGGCTGGGGCTCGTAAGTCTGGTTCGGGGCCATCTTCGTGCTCGCGTGCGCGCCCTCGGGCTTGCTCTTGTCCTGAGGACCCGGCATCGCCTGATCCCAGTATTCCATCGCGTTCGTGGTCTTGGCAGCAGGGGCAACGACCGGCGTGGCCGCACCGTCACCCAGGCGCTTCATGATCGAGTCCACGTATTGCAGCGTGGTCGGGGCCTTGGAGTTCTTCTTGTCGCGGAAGTCAGCGATGGTACCGTCAGCACGCACCGCCTTCTCGCCCGCGTAGTACGCAGCAGCGACCTTCGAGGGGTCGCCCTGATACTTGTCGAACAGGTGGCCCACCAGGGCCTCGCCTGCCTTCTTCGCGTGCTCCGGGTTGGAGAACTGGAAGTTGGTCGGGATGATGCCCTTGGACTTCAGACCATCGAAGGTCGGCTCGATGATCTGCATCTCGCCGAATGCACCGGCATAGTTCTTCTTCGAGGTGTCAGCCTTGCCGTGTCCGGACTCTTGTCCGTGGATTGCGTGGATCAACGCCTCGCGTGTAACTTCTGCCATGTGCTACTCCTTCAATCGAATACTGAGCCCTTGTAGATGCTGGGTGCATCATCCTTCGGGGCGAACTTGTTTTCCGGGCCAGCACGGAGACTGGAATCCTGAATGCCGAGGGTCTTGGTCGCAGCTTCTTGCTTGCGCTTCATCGAGTTAATGAACACGTCCGTACCTGACACCGTGGTGTCGGTGATCGTGCCATCGGAACTCACCGCCTGAACGCGGAACTGCGGGACGCCAGCCTTGTCGGCCATGCGGAAGATGCCCACATCGGACGCCGTGTCCGTGAGGACTCCGGACTTACCGTAGAGCTTGTCGTTCACCGTGTGGTAGAACTCCTCGTTGATCTTGTCCGTGCCGAGGGCAGCGGATTCGATCGTCGGGTGAGCCTTCATGAGGAAGGACTCCAGCGACTGCTGGTTCTTGTCGTTCTTCCACGCGAAGCCGCCCATGACTTCGAGACCGTTGCGCTTCGCAGCCTTGAGGGCCAACTCGGTCGCAAGCTTCATGTCGCCGTTCTGGCCGTACCACTGCTTGGTCTCCTCGCTGATCTCATTGGCGATGCGGCGCTGTTGGCCGGGGCCCATCTTCTGCGTGCCAGTGAACAGCCGCATGAACCAGTTCTGGTTCTCGCCGATGACCTTGAGGGACTGCGCCATCTGGTCCTTGGTGAAGTCCGCGCGAGCAGCCGGGCCAGTGAAGCGTGCACGGAACGCGCCCTCGGGGGCCATACCCATCTGGATGTCGTTGTACAGCCCCTCCAGGCGCTTGGCGTGCTCACCGTAGTACGCAGCCGCCGTGTGCGGGTTCGCCTCGCGCAGCATCTTGTACCGGGCGAAGGTCTCCTGCGCCTGTGGCGTGAAGGTCTCACTGTTAAGGACCGCATTGACGCTGGCCTCGAAGACCCGTTGCACGGGCTCGATGATGTACGTACCACCCTGGGTGTCATTGGCAACGAGGGCCTTGACCTGATTGGCAGGCGTCATCGACTTCCAGGGGTTGAACACGCGGCTGTCGATCTCGGTCTTGCCGTAGCCCGGGTTCGTGTTGAGGATGGCCAGGTTCCCGTTAGAGAACGCGTTCATGATCTCGTTCGTCTTCATCGCCTCGGCCTCGGCCTTCTTGCCTTCGGTGTCCAGCTTCGCGGCAGCAGCCGCAGAGCGGTTGGCCTGCTTCTCGATCTCGGACTGGATCTGTCGAGCCGAACCGGAGATCAGCGCCGTGCGCATCTCGGGCGTGATGAGCCCTTGCCGCGAGCCGGTCTTGAGGCTGTACTGGTTGTTCAGCCCGTCCACCTCCTTGGCGATGTCGCGGGGCGTGCTGCCGACAACCGGGTTGTCCGAGGCCATGCGGATCGAGGTGAGCTTGTCGTTCCAGTCGAAGCTGTACTTGTTGCGGAGGTTCGCCTCACCTTGCTCCCACGCCTTCTCGACGGCCACGACCTGATCGGGATCGAGCACCTCGAAGAACCCGGAGTCCTTCACAGCGTTGAGCGCGTGGAAGGAACCTTCCTGTGCCCAGGTGCGGAGGTTGCCCGTCATGGACTTCTTGTAGCTGTCGAGGTCGCGGCCCTGTGCGGGCATCACGGACTCCAGGAACATCTGCGTGTCCGTCTTGAACTCGTCGCTGGTGCGGTAGTCATCGCCGAGCGCTTGTGCCTTGGCCTGGAGGTTCTTGGCCCCGGATCGGAACGCAGCAGTCTCCTGCTTCGTCGCGTTCTCCTGGAGGAAGCCGTAGTGCTCCTTCGTCTGGCGGCGCATGACACCGGGCAGCACCCGGGACATGGACTGCATGACGCTCGCATCCGTGGCAGCGTGCCCTGTGAGCTTGGAGTTCACGCTGTCAATGAAGAACTTCTGCGCCTGCTGCGGATTCAGCTCGCGCAGCATGGGCATCTGATCCTCCATCTCGGCAGCGGCAGTCTGCGCGATGGTCTGGCTCGCGTACACGCGGGCACCTTCCACCACATCCGAGTCCCCGTACAGCTTGGCGTACCACGGCTGCTCGGCGGCGATGTCAGCCACAGCCTCACCAGCAGCAGCACGCTGCATACCGACGACGAATGCCTCGGCCTTCTTCTTCTCCATCTGCGCCTTGACGATAGGATCGGCGATGGCCGAGATGAACTCCATCGTCCGATCTTCCTTCGCCCCGCTGACGCCAGTGGGCGTGGTGCCACCAACGTTAACCGGGCCACCTGTCACGCCCGTGCGGATGTTGCCGGGGTCGGCAAGGCTCAGTTGGGGAACCCCGCCCGGCGTGCCGAAGGCGAAGGTGACGGTCTGGCCCAGGCCCTCGGTCGGCGCCCCGAGTGTGTTGTCGTTAGCCATGTGTGCTCCTTAGTAGCTGTACTCGCTGTTCGAGGACCACGCGTTCGCGTAGTTGTCCGTGTTCTGGCCCCAGGTGTTCTCGTCCCCGAAGGTGTATGACTTCTCCGAGCCGATAGCCCGATCGGTCCACTCGTTCGCGCTGCGATCCGAGTCCAGGGTGAGGTACTGGTCGTCAGTGAAGTCGAACTTCGCCTTACCGGTGAAGTCCGTGCCGTGGGTCTCGCCAGCGTTGTACGTGTTGTCCTTCGGTGTCGGGTCAGATGACACCCCGCCCGAGTGCTTGATCATGCCGAACAGTGCGTTCTGCCACGTGCTGAACACCGCGTCCTCTTGGGCAACGTCGATGTTGTAGTCGATGGCGTCCATGATCACGGAGTTGTCCAGGCCACCGATCATCTGGCTCATGATCGAGCCAGCCCGGCGAGCCGTGTCATACGCCGCCACGTCCTGCTGATCCGCAAACGCCTGTCCCACGATGCCGTTGCGGAGATCGACGGACAGGTTGACCTGATCCACCACATCCCCACCCAGCCCGTTGAACGCCGCGCTTGCAGCCATGCGGCCCATTTGCTCCGCGTTTGCCACGCCATCGGCGAAGGTGCGGGAAGTGGCGGCGTCTTGCCCACGCAGGGCGTTGACGGTGTTGGCCTCCAGGGCCTCACCTCCTGCCTTCAGGCGGCGGTTGTTGTTGACGCTCTGTGTCCAGCGGGCCAGCGACCCCTTCGCCGCTGCGGCCTCGTTGGAGGCCATGCGCAGCGTGTTGCGGGAGTCCGCCGCCAGCTTACGGAGCTTGTTGTTGAGTTGTGCCTCGATGCGAAAGGCCCGAGAGCCGATCGCACCTTGCATCAGACCCGCGAACGCGTCCCATGCCATTGCCATGATGATCTCCTTAGAAGCGTTGAGTGCGGTTGAACCACTGGCCGATCCATTCGAGAGCGGTCACGGTGAACGGAAGCCACGTGCGGGCCTTGATCTTCAGGTCGAACTTGAGGGTGTTCTCCCCCACCGGGATCGAATGCTGGTATGCCGTCACCGGGATGCGCCCGATCAGGTTGTTCGGATCACCTAGCACGCGCCCATTGAACGTGTTCTCCGTGACCTTGTACGACCGGATGATCTCGGTGTCGTAGCCCGAGGACTTCGCCATGCTCACCACGAAGTTCTTCACCGTGAGGCGAGCCGTGGTGATGGCCTGCCCGTTACGGTCACGAACCACCGGGTTGGTGGGGACCACGTACGCAGCTTGGTCAGCGCCGACGACCGGCCCCGTACCGTCAGGCCACGCAGCGAACAGGCCCTCGGCACCACTGAGGGTCGAGCCGATGAGGAAGAACTCCGACGAGTTGTCGAAGGCCACCTTCCAGGGGCCGGGACTCGCTGGGCGTACGCTGCCAGTGTTGGCGGCGACGGTGGCCCACGGGCGTTGGCTGTCGAGGTAGGGCGTAGCGGACAGTCCAGAGAGCAGCGGGCACAGGTCAGCCACGAGCCACATGGACCCATGGGCCTCACGGATCGTGAACATCAGCAGCCCGTCCTCCACACCCAGCATGCCCACGATGGGGCCGAGGGAGGGATCGAAGTCCCAGCGCGACCACGCGTCCTGCTTGCGCCCCGCCTGCGTGTCCAGGAACTGGAACGGGAACAGGGAGTTCCGCTTGCCGGTGGTGCGCACGAAGACCACAGAGGGCTTGGCGTTGTTCGTGATCTCGATAGCGGATCCTGCCATGTAGTCGTCCAGCTGACTGGAGGCTGGGTAGGATTCCGGGCTGTCAGCCACGAGACCCGGCTGGATCTGGTGCACCGAGGACGACCCCTGGTCCAGCTTGCCGTAGAAGATCACACCGCCCACCGCCAGCGGCGGCAGGTTCGCCGCATGCTTGTGGCTGGACAGGACGGCCATGTTCGCCGAGGTCGGCGTAAGGGGCTGACGCCCGCTGACCACGTACTGGCGCTTCTTCCCGAAGCTGACGAGGTTCTGATCGTAGAGCACGGGGAACCGCAACTCGTCGTCGTCGCTGGATTGGGACAGCATCTCGAAGGCATCGTCAGCGGGTACCGTGAGCAGGCTGCTCCGGTAGAAGTTCAGGTAGTCCCCGATACGCGAGCAGCGCTTCACGCCACCACAACCGATGATGAGCCGATCCTGGAACATCGTGAGGTACGTGATCCGCTTCCCGTTGAAGTACGGCAGGGGCACCGTTTCCAGGTCGCCTACCGTGCTCTCCACGTAGTCCGGGTGCGTGCCCCCGATGAGTGCCGTGAGCTTCGTCGCGGTGGATGCCACAGCAAAGCTGCCGCCACTCACCGTCCCGTAGATCAGGGCAAGCGTAGGCTTCTGCTCAACACCGGCACCTTCGACCCAGGTCACCTCGTTCCACTCACCGGCGACTGCCGTGGTGTCTTTGGCGATGGCCTTCAGGTAGAACGCCTCCTGCGCACCCTTAGCCTGTACCTTGACGATCTTGCCGACCATGTGCAGGTTGGACACCTGATCCACAGCCGAGACCTCGTTCGCTACGCCACGGACCAGCGAGCCGTCCCCGCCGTCATCCACCACGATGTTGTCGATGTTCGGGAACACCAGCGTGGACCCGTAGACCGTGCCAGTCGACAGACCAGCGACAACAGCAGCTTGGCGGATGGATTCCGCGATGGCCTCGGGTGTGATGGCATTCGCCGCCGTCCCGATCCATTGCGTGACCGCCGAGTTGTAGGCGTTTTGAAGATCCTGCACTGCCTTAACGTAGTTCGGATTCGAGACCGTCTTCGTGTGCGTGTACTGCATCGTCACGTCCGCCTGCCCGACCAGCGAGGAGTGGAAGTACACGTACTGGTCGCCCGCATCCCAGCGGTACTGCGCCGCGTTGGCGGGGTTCGACGGGCTGACGTTCGTGAGCGTGGCTGCACCGTCCTTGACCGTCATGCCTGTGGGGTTCCACGCAGCCCAGCCCAGTTTGGCCTGACCGAAACCTGGGATCGCCGTGATGTACGCCGCCTCGGTGTCGAGGATGGTGCCACCTGCCGGATCCGCAGCGTACACAGGCACACCACTGGTGTCCAGGGTGCCGGGGTAGCTGCTGGTCGGGGTCTTGTAGCTGAACGTCCACGTGGTCAGACCCTGGCTCGCGGTCACGGTGAACGTGCGCGCGTACGCGCCGCCACGAATCCAGACGACAGAGGCGAGCTTGTTCGCCGGGGTATCCCACAAGTTGGTCGTGCTGACCGATGCCGGGACTGCGTTGCCCGCCATGAACACGTACTTGCCCACCGCCGTGATGGCGCTGATGCCATGCTCTGCGAACTGGGCCACCGGGTCGTCGAGGCCAGGAGCAGACGCGAGGTAGTCGAGGTATGTCTTGGTAGTGCGATTGTAGATCAGCAGCGGAGGCAAGGGCGAACCCGCAGCCCGCTCACCCGTACGGTACTTCAGCACGTAGTCCGAACCAGCGTTGCTGTACTCGAAGGTGCGGAAGCTGGCGGTGTCCGCGAGGATGGCGGCGGCGGTCTCCGGGCCGTAGCCCAGGTTCTTTTCAGCCTGGAAGATGCTACCGTGGCGGCGGGTGAGGCCGAGCACGGGATCAGGAATCAGGTTGACCTGTTCGGAGCACTGTCCCGGCCCACGTTCGTGGGGCACTTGCTGGGACACGCCCTGCACCAGTGATGCGTATGAGCCGGAAGTCTTCATGGTGTCTCCTTACGAGCGGATGTAGCGTCGGGCCTGATTCGTCAGCATCTTCAACCGCATGAGGTTGGGGTTCGACAGGATCAGGTTAGCCTTCTTGTTGCGGATGTCTTCTTGGTTGGCGTCCGCGCGAGCACGCGCAGCCTGCTCCTTCAGTTCCCGCATCTTCGTCGAGTCCGCATCGTAGAGGTTCTGGAAGTACATGATGGCCTTAGCGGCGATGTACCCAGCGATGCTCTCGGGGAGATCCTCGAAGGGGATCAGGCGGATGAGGACGACCGTCACAGATTGCGTGAAGATGTCCGTCCCATTCTTCAGGTCGTACAGGTAGCGACCACGCTGCGTGATGGTGCTGTCACCCGTGCGCACGCTGATCGTGTCCCCGCTCAGGGCGATGCGACCATTGACCATAGGTTGAAGCGTGATGGTTTCCATGTTGAACCACCAGCCTCGGGCTTGGCACAGGCGGGACTCTTGGTCCAGCTTCGACAGGCCAGCACCCTTGAATTCGTGGGGTTCTTCCAGGGATGCCAGCGGCGATTCCCCCATGGTCCCAAGCATGTCGTTCAATACGGTGAGAACTTGCATAGCTTCCTCCAGAAAGGCGAAAAAATCCCCGTACAGCCTTGTGGGCCATACGGGGAAGTTTGTTCAGCCGTGGATTACGGCTTGTTCACGACGCCCGCGAAGGCGGCGACGGACGGCGCAACGCCGTACGAGCGCCACGCGTCCACGAACCAGTTCTTGTCCCGGTCGTCGAACCAGACCTTGGACTGCAGGGCGATGGTTTCACCGGCGAGCAGGGCCTTCGGCGCGAACGCCACGGCCAGGGTCTTGGTGAAGTCGCCGTCGTAGGCGTTGCCGTTCTCCGTGTTGGAGAGCAGGTTGCCCGTGATGTTGAGGCCACCAGGGAAGTTGTTCGAGCCGATCACGCGAACGCCGTGCGCCTTGAGCAGGAGCGACGGGATCGAGGTGCCATCGGAGGTCTTGTACTCCGAGTTGATGAGCAGTTCGTTCATCGACAGCGTGGCGAGTTCGGTTTCGCCCAGCGCGATGATGACGCCATCGGTCACGGGGTCCACGTCCTTCAGACGCATACCGGTGATGAGGTCCACCAGCTTCTGGTACAGCAGGGTCGGATCCAGGTGGTCGGACGCGCCGCCCATCGTGATCTGCGTGCCGCCCGTGTGACCGGCAGCGGTCAGGCCGAACTTGTTGGCGGTCAGCGAACCGGCCTTGATGGCCTGGATGAAGAACGACTGGTCTTGCTGCTTGGCGATTTCCTTGCCGTGCTCGGTGGCGATCTCCGAGCGGGCTTCGTACTGCGTCTGGAAGGTTTCCAGCAGCGGCAGCACCGCGCGTGCGATGACGACCGTGTCGATGGACAGTTGCGCCTTGCCGAACTTCGAGACCGTGCCGTCGATCGGCTGGCCCGGGGTGATCTTCTGCAGCGTGGACTTGCCCACGGCGTAGTTCGTCAGGATCGAGGTTCCGCGAACCGGGCGGATCGGGATGTACGGGGCGCACTTCGACACGCGGGCGATGGTGCCCTCGACGATGCCGGTGAATTCCTCGATGTGGAGAGCGTTGATCGCGCCAGCGCCGTTGGCTTGGCCCGGTCGGGTAATGGTGTATGCGTCATCAAGAGCCATTGCATGGTTCCTTTATTGAAAGTTGTGGCGGGATTAGCAGCCGAACGCCCGCCACATTGGGGACGCTCGATGGCTGTGTACTAGGGGTACCGGTTTAACGGCCGCCCGCACGAACGGTGGCGATACGGCGAGCTTGCAGGGCTTGGTACTCCTTGCTGCCCTCGAAGCCGTAACCCATGGAGGCACTCAGCTTGGCAACCTCCTTGGAGTAGTCACCAGCGGAGAGCGGGCCAGCGCCAGCGGGCGGAGTCGAGCCGCCACCCGGAACCACGGCAGCAGCCGGGGTCACGACGGTGTTCGGGGCACCAGCATAGCAGCCCTTGAGGTACGCGGCGACCGCCTTGGCAGCGAGACCACCAGCCTTGAGGGCCGCGTTGATCTCTGCCTTCTCGGCAGGCTCGGCGTTCTCACGCGCCCACGCAGCGATCTTGTTCCACTCCTCCTGCCCGCCCACCACCTTGTTGATGGCTTCCTGGTCCGCCTTGACCTTGGTCTCGGCAGCGGCCTTGCGGTCACCCGATGCCTTCTCGGCCAGGGCCAGGAACTTCTCGAAGCCCTTGGCCTTTTCGCCGAGAGCGCCGAGCGCGGCCTTCAGGGGACCGAAGTCCCCGGACTCGGCAGCTACCATGGCAGCATGCTCCGGACCGAAGCCCAGCTTGCCAACGAAGTCCAGCGCGAGGTCGAGACCCACGTCACCCGTACTGTCGTACGTGACGATGGGGGCATCGGCAGCGGGCGCAGCGGGGACCGCAGGAGCGGCAGCTTCAGGAGCGTCGATGGTACCCGGCAGCGGGGCCGCGACGGCGGGTGCAGGCGGGGCACCGGCAGGGCCACCCGGAGGGGCAGCGGCGGCAACCGGGCCACCTGCGCCACCGGCATCCGCGCCAGCAGCTTCATCCATCAGACGGTAACGATTGCGACGGGTCAGAACGAGCATGGATTAAACTCCTTGAGGTTGAACAGCAGCTTGCGCACCGGCAGCACCGGCTTCGACTGCGTTGGATTCTTGGACACGGGCAGCAGCTTGTTGGTCAAGCCACGCTTGGTATTCGTCCTCGGTCTTGAGGAAGCTGGCGAAGTCGATGCCTCGGCCATTACCGATGAAGTCCACGATGGTTTGGTACTTGATGCGCCCTTGGAGGTCTTCGGGCAGCGCGGTGATCTGCGCGAGATCCATCAGGCACAGGCGCAGGGCTTCCAGGTCACCATTGCGGGACAGGGCGTCCAGTCCGGTGATGATGGAAAGCTCCAGGTCCATGCCTTCGGGAACCTTGATGGTCTTGAGCAGCCACTCGGCGATGGGCTTCTGGATGTTGTTCGCCAGCACGGAGTACGTGCCACCGAAGCTGGTCTCCAGTTCGTTCGCCTGCATGCGGATCTCTTCCGCAGTGACGCGTTCCGCATCCCGGGTGGTAGCACCTTGCATCAGGAAGCCCAGGGACACCCGGCGCTCGTAGCGCTCGGACACCTTGGCAGCAGTCTCGATGCTCGACGGGTTACCGCCGGTGACCATCTGGAGGTCGTCCTTCTTGCCCGCGAGAACGTCACCGTTCACGCTGTCCCGGACATCCTCGACGGACATCATGGACGTGGGGTCCACGGTCCAGCGGAACTCGGCACCGAGAACGGCACCGTTGACGATGGCTTCGGACAGGGTGCTCAGGGCTTCCAGGTCGCCGGAGTATTCCTCGACGAGGCCGGTACCGTAGTCCGCTTCGTCGGTGAGGTCCCAGGTCAGGACGCGGTAAGGCAACTTGGACTCGGGCCATTTGCCGCCGAACTCCTCCTGTGGAAGTTGGTGCATGTCCACCCACTGCGTCATCACGTAGTCAGGTTCCTTACCGCCGTTGTCCTGCCGCTTGATCCAGCGGTAGTGCGAGACTTCGGTGTCATCCTGGTACAGGTTGGGCAGCGCCTTGCGAGCCTTCTCGTCAAGCTCGTTGAACTTGACGCACTCCTTGATGACAAGGGAATGCAGCGAGCCATCGGCACAACGCTTGACGCAGAAGTACCGGATGCCCATGACGCGCATGGTGTCCTTCTCCAGCACCAGCAGGACGTTGCCGAGAACGATCAGGTTCTTGATGACGGCGTACAGCTTGGGCCGCTGGCCGCGCCGGTCGAGTTCCTTGACAGCCGAGCGTTCCATCTGTCCGAGGGCAGCGGCTACCACCTTCTCGTCCATCCCGTTGACCGCCATCTTGGCCCGGGTCTTCTCGCCGGGTTCGACGCGGAAGAACGGGCGCGAGGGTGCGAAGAGGGCGAGCATGAACTTGTTCGTCAACGCATTGACGGCTTGGGCTCCGATGCTCTGGTAGTCGTGCGTCTGGTCCGTGGACTCGACATCGAAACCGTCAGGAAGGCAAAGCTTGGGGATTGTGAGGCTGGCGTATCGCTCGCAGCGGGTGAGGAAGGTATCCTTGTCCCCGTGGAGTTCGTCCCAGGCTTGGGCAGCAGTGTGCACAGAGGAGGTCATTGATCCTCCTTAGATGCTGACACCGCCGCCCGAGTAGGAACGGCCAAATTTCTCGCGGCGGGAGCGGCGAGTGGCAGCGGAGGATTCCGTGGGGTCGGCATCGAGTTGTACCGTCGCGCTTTCCAGCGGGGCGGATGACACCTCGGCCGCACGTTCCTCGGCCGCGTTGCGAGCGGCCATCTGCGATTGATTGTCGGCAGCGGCTTGAGCCTGCTGCATCAGGGCCTGCTGTTGCAGGCGGGTGGATTCGATGGTGGCAGCTTCTTGCGCGGAGGCGTTACGCTCGCTCGCTTCGATCTGCTTGTTGACCCCGGTCCACTTCCGTACTGCGCCCATAATGGTGCTCCTTCATCAGTTGAGTGCCGAGGGTCGTGTACCCAGCAGCGTGATAGAGAGGAGTCATGTAACCAATTTGGGTATCGCCAACAATCGTGGCTTCACAGCCGTGCATCGTGGCGAGTTCGTCGAGGGACGCAATGGCGTCTGTCACCTTGGTGGGGCCTGGGCCGCACTTCAGGATGATCTCCTCGATCAGGAATTTGGTAGGCGAGTGCCAGGGTCCACCGACACTCACGAGGATGAAGTAGTTCCCGCACCACCACCCCGACCCAGCGCGCAGCATCTGGTCGAGGTTGGTCCGAGCGTACTCCGGGTCCGTGTACTTCATCTGTGCAGCGGGGCTGTACTCGCGCAGGGCGAGCAGATGCTGCATGATGAAGTCCAGGTCGAAGCGGTCGGCCTGGGTCAGCTTCACAGACCCTGGACCCACCCGTGCCGCAGTTCCTTGAGCACCATCTGGATGCCCACGAACGTGGCAGCTTGGATCGGGTCACTCGGGATCGTCAGCGGGAACTTGGCTTGCAGCTTGAGGTACTGGTCCCGCTGGAACACGGTACGTTCGACATCGGTCACGGTGGTGACTTGCTCCCGGGCGGCGAGCCCCTCGGCCATCCCGGCACGGTGCCCGGAGTTGTACGCCACATCACGTTCGGTCTTGATGACGGCGAGTTGGGAGCGAAGCGAGTTAGCGGACTTGACGCTGTGCGCGGCCTCCTCACGGGCCGAGTGCAGTCGGTTCGTCAGGGATGTGATCTTCTCGTGAAACTCGCGGTGTCCTCGCTCGTAACCCCGCTTTGCGCCCACCACAACACCCTCGTCGTAGTTGCTCTGCATCTTGGGGTAGAGCCAGCGACCGAACACGAACAAAAGAATTTCAGAAAACATGGGACATGACTCCTTGTGTACTAGGGGTACCAGCGATCCAGTACCCCTATACGATAACTCAACTGAAGAAGTAAGCGGACTGCAAGACTTCTCGGATATCCAAGTTCCCCTTCTCGGGCGGCTTGGGGATCATCGGGTACTTGTCCTTGAACTGTTGGATCGGATCGTTCGTCTCGTACATCTTGACAAACTCCTCTCTGATGATCTGGAACAACTCCTCTGCGTTAGCCGCATGGGTACCGTAGTCGTCGTGAATCATCGCCAGTGCATCTATTCCACGACGAGCGGACGCGGCAGTCGTCAAGTGCAGGTGCGCAGCATCCATCGAGTGCACGAAGTTCGGAGCAAGCCCCGAAGCATGGCGGGTGACGGAAGGGTCGTCAGTCTCCGACATCACACGAAGCTTGATAGGACCAGCAAGGTGAGAGTTGATACGATGGACCTGAAGCTCGAAGTAAGCTTGAGATGCGGGGAAGCCCGAAGGACTCAGCCATGTGATGCACGGCTCCTCATCCTCCTTGAAAGAACGAGCGATGACACGAGCGGACTTCTGAAGCCAGTCCATGCACTCCCGACCCTTGACCACCACGTCCCCGATGGCGGGCCACGCATGATCCATGAGGACTTGAGCAGCCTTCATGAACTCCGTCTTCTCGAAGCACGGAACCTCTCCCTTCTTCAGGGTGTCCTCGATCACATAGTCGATGGCACTGCGCTTGGTCACGCCGTACGGCGTAGTCATGACGCTACGCTTCACGTGGCTCCGCGCCACGCCAAAGGTCAGCCAGCGTGTACGGCAGGACTCCTTCACAGGGTCGTCGGAGTACACGGCCGAGGTTAACCGTCCAGTTGTCGCTGTCGCCACCCGCTTGTAGATGTCCTGCATCTCGGCATTCGCGGTGAGGTTCGTAGCTGCACCCCCAATCTCGTCCCGCAACAGGGCGCTCAGGTTCTGCAGGCCGTTGCAACTCCCGTCCATGCTGATCGGTAGGTGCGAGAGGAATGTTCCAGTGCTGTCGTTGACCCACTCCCGGTACTCGAAACACCACGCCAGGAACTGCAAAGGGTCCCCAGCTTCCGTCCATCCCCGGTTGTTCACCGGATCCTCCGCAAATGAAACAAGGATGTCTTGCCGCTCCACCACCCATGCTTGCCGCTCCTCTAGAGTTGCCTTGTCGAAGCCCCACTTATTCGCGCCCTGAACGTGGAACCACTTGATGGCGTCAGGCGTGTCCACCGGCATGCCCTTGCTGAACTTGATGAGCGCCTTCTGCAGGTCGCTGCCCTGCGGGTTGATCCCGTAGGTCATCGGGTACAGGCGCCCACGGCTGTCGGCGAAGTACACGAAGTGGATAGCAGGATAGTCCCGGAACATCGCGGCTGCACGGGTGGCGCTGTAGAACCGCCCGTACTTCACAGCCATGAGCTTGCGCTCCGTGTGCCACTCGGCCATGGCCCGCTTCCACGCTTTGAAGGCAACCTTCACCTCCTCAGGCCAGCCGTCCTTCGCCTCACGCGCAGCCCCCTCCGGGATGCACTCGGGCCGGGCGGGCTTGGGCACATCCGCGAGGCTGGTGATCTCACCCACGCTGAATGACTTGGCAATCTCCAACACCGTGTCCAGCACCCGGGTGTTCACGGACCACGCGGTGCGCTGTAAGGCGTTCACTGCTGACAGTACCACAGGCATCTGTGCGTCCCGATACAACGCCGTGCGGGCCAGCCGGTGCCGGACCAGGGTACTGTGCGTACGGCGAAGCTCCTTGGTATGGAACCCTCCGTCGCTAGGTGTGACCCAATCCTTGGGCGGCTCCACGCACGGACCGTACACCGGCATGGTGATGGACACGTGGGCTTTGATCTGGTCGATGCGCTGCATCACCTCATGCGCCAGGATGATGGTGCGAGGCGGGCTCTTGCCGGTCATCGCAGGCCGGGCAGGCTCGATGATGATGAGACCCATCGCCTCCAGCAGGCCGAGGATGTACATCCCCACCTGATCCCGCGCACCAATGGGCCACTCCTGGATGTACATCCCCTTCTTCGCCGCCTGCATCTTGAACACCGTCATGCGGTGCCGTTCGTCCTTGGACAGTCGGCGACCCAGGTCACGGGCCAGGGTGTGGTACAGGTCAGGGGCGTAGTCCTCGATCTGGATCAGGACCAACTCGTTGTGGATCGTGCGACCCACATCGTACGCCAGGGCACGCAGCGTACTGCTGCCACCGGTGAGGACGGTGTTGACCGTGCTGCGCACAGCGAGGTACGCCACGGTCTCGGGGTCGAGGCCCTTGAGGAGCTTGGCATGTGCACGCCGGATACCTGCTCGGGTTTCGTCAAGCTCCGTGCGCAGGGCTTGGGCCAGTGGAAGAACGTACTCCCCGAGGATCTCCTTGGCGTAGGGGTTCTGCACCGCCCGCCCCTTGTCCTCGGCCTTCTGCATCATGCCCTCGGCGCGCTTGATGCCGCCGTGGTACATGGTGCTCTCCACCTCACACTGCGTCAGTAGCCGCCGTTCCGAACTAGTTTGGTGATCGTCTGTTCGCATACGTTGAGTTGGATACCTAGGGCTGCGCCGCCTGTATGGCGATCGTACGGTTTGTAGTTCTCAAGGACATAGCTAACTTGCTGCTCTGTCAACTTGCGGCTAGGGTCGTGGCGCCCGGCCTCAACGGCGTCCTTTATGTTCCGCCTCTGGTCTCCCCAGTACAGGTGGTCAGGATTAATACACCGACAGTTGTGGCAGACGTGAAGGGCGTAGCGACCGTTAGGTGACTCGCCGGTTTTCTGCATGAGGGCCCTGACATGCTTGCCGATGTACCGCCCATTGTGCCTACAGGCGGCGTACCGAGGCGCTTTGCCGCCATGGTCCTCACACGTCATGCCTTGCCCTTCTTCACTTCACGGTCGATACGCGCACCCACCATGTGGGCCATCTGCAAGCGCTGCTTCGTGCCAAGGCGCTGCATGCAGAGGTGCAACATCGCCTGCACATCGGCCATTTCGGACAGCAGCACCTGACGGCTCTGCTTGTCTTGGTGAAGCAGCACTTTGCAGGCTGCTTGTGCGACCTCCGCCGCCTCCTCGGCAAGCTTCGTCGTCAGGTACTTGTTCATCAGTCCGCTTTCAGTTTGTCGTGGCGAATCCCCTTGAAGCGGGGCTCGCGCAGTTTGCCGTCTTCGGTCAGGCCCATGCACTCGATCTCGACGATCTTGCCGATGGGGTTGTGCGGTGCGAACAGGCCGGTCGAGGAACGCGTGGCTCCCTGCCACATGAAGTTCCGATCCTCGTCCGTGAAGCCCGTGCCCACCGCTGATGCAACCCCGTTGTAGGACACGGTGATGGCTCCGAGCCGGCCTTCGTGCTTACCCTCACCAGCAATGACCCCGTTGCACCGCAGGTCCAGCGACAGCACGGGCTTGACCTTGATGATCTGCCCGAGCTTCGCATCGCCGATGGTGTAGCTGGCCCCAGGGTCCCGGAGGATCGCACCGTCGTAGCCGCCCTGCTCCTTGAGCCATTGTGCGTAACCCGTGGGGCTTTCGTTGAACCGGGTGACATCCACGACACATACCTTCGTCACCTCGTCGAGTTGATCCACGCGGGCTCCAACCAGTTCGAAGAGGTCGTCCCACCGCTGGAAGTACACGATAGGCGTCACCAGCTTCAGCGGAAGCAGGTCGTTCGCCACGAAGCACAGGTGCGGGCTGGGGCGTTGGCGGCGGAAGTCCCCGCTGATCTTGGGGAACTTGTCCGTGGGGTGCCACACCTCGCCCAGCACCACGAAGCCATCGTCCATGGGCCACGTGCCGGTCTCCTCGCAGCACTGCCGGATCTCGTCCAGGATGTGCTGGCAGGACTTGGTGTAGTCCTCGCCAGTACGGGACAGCATGCGGCTCTCCGTGTGGTCCGGCTTGATGACGGCCATGCCGAAGCACCCGTCGTACTTGGGTTGCAGCCACCAGCCCAGCGTCAGCAGTTCATCGAAGGCGTGGGTCTTGCGCCACGCCGCCGAGGTCTTGCTGTACTCGACAGCCTTCAGGATGTTGTAGTCAGCCACGGAAGCGAGCCTCGTTCTTGATGAGCGCATCGTTCACCTTGCGCTCGATGACCAGCATCTTGTCGTCCACCTCGATGGACTCCACGAGCAGGGCGTACAGGTCAGCCTTGCGTTCGTCGGACCAGCCGTGCAGGTCCACGAGGTGCTCGATGACCTCGGCCGTGCGGTACTCGAATCGCTCGGGCTTGCATGCCTGCGCTGCACACAGCAGCAGGGACAGCGTGGTGGTGAGGCGGTGCGTCAATGCGTTTCCTTCTCGGCTTGCGCCTTGGCTTTCTTGGTGGCGAAGTACGCCAGGAACAGTGCGTCACAGCACACGTGGTAGATGGACAGCAGGCCGCTGTGGTTGGCATCGGCCTCGCCCTTCTCGTTGAGGTCACGATGCAGCAGGCCATGCTCCTGGATGTCCACGAGGTGGCGCAGCAGGGCCTTGGTGTACCGGGCCTCGGCGTCCTGCAACACCTGCCAGGAGTTCGCCTTGTACTTCTTGGCCCCGAAGCGCAGCACGGCGACCACGCCACGAATACCGTCGATGCAGCCCAGGAGCAGGCTATCGAGGAGATCGCGGTAGTCCGGCTTGTCGCCGTCGAACTTCATGCCACCACCGGGTTCGACCACCTTGGCGGGGTAGTTGTGAATGACTGGGATGTGATCCGTAATGGGCATCAGTTTGACAGCAGCGCTCGCCGCTTCTCCAGGGTGTTGAGGGTATGACGAGACCGGGACCACGCGCCGCACTTCGGCGATCCGCACTGGTACCGCTGGTACTTGCCAACGTTCGTGTACTGGAAGCCATCCGCCTTGAGCTTCAGCCCACCACACACCGGGCAGGCCGGACGCTCGTCGTCCGTGTACACGGCCACGTTACTGTGCCCACGCACCCAGGGCCGCAGCCGCAGGTACACGTCACGCATGGTGGTCACGTCCGGGATGTTGTACTTCCGCATTGCAGCCCACGCCTTCGGGTTCCCGGCGAGACACTCCGCCCACAACTCGAAGCCCGGGAAGTCCTTGTGCTTGGACTTCTGCTGCTTGGACAGGTAGGTCGTGAGCCACTCCAGCTTGTTGCTGGTGAAGGCTGCGACCTGACGGGCCATGAGCATCGTGTCCTCGATCTTGCACGGGCTCGGTGGCGGGAAGCCGTGCATGATGAGTCGCGCACGGATCTTTCGCATGTCGAACCGCTTGCCGTTCTGCGCGATGAGGATGTCGTATTCGTGCAGGATCTCCCACAGGCGGGCGCACAGTTCCTGGTCGTCGCGGGGGTCAGCCTTCTTGCTCGTGTCCAGGTACTCGATGTCCTTGCGCTTGCCGTGCAATGGCATGAAGCAGAAGGAGATGATCGCCCACTCCGTGGTGATCTGGTTGAGCCCCACGTTCTGGTCGAACAGCCCCCACACGCGGCCCTCGATTGGCGCGGTCTCGATGTCGATGAGGCCGATCTTGGGTCCGCTCACAGTTCCACCGCCCACGTGCTGGTGCACTTGACGTTCTGGTGGTCCGCCACGAACACGGTGTTCTCCAGACCCAGTGTCTCCACCAGCTTGTTGCCGCGATCTGCGAGATACTTGCGGGTAGTGACCGTGCTGTCCACGATACTCTTGTCCACCACCACGATGGCTTTGCCGGGGTTCAGCATGGCCGCAGCGATCGCACCGAGGCAGGCGGCGGTAGTGCGGCCCGTGCAACGACCTACCAGATGACCGGTGTCGAGCCCACCGGCCAATGCCTGGGCCAGAAGTTTGCGATTGTAGGTGCTCATGCAGTATCCTTCTTCTTGGCCCGCAACTTCCGGGCCTTGGTGTTTCGCTTCAGACGCTTCTCGTCTTCAGTCAGGTGCGTGGGATGGAGCAGACCAGTGCGGTCCGTCTCATGCTTTTGCAGATAACCGGCGCATCCATTGAGGAACGCTGCCAGGGACTGCACCCCGTACCGCTTGTGGTTGTTCTCCACCTTGCCCAGCAGGGCGTTGCATCCCCGGTGCAGCACTGCCCGCACCACACCCGTCAGGTGATCGTGGTCCAGCACCGCTTGGCTCGGTGCACACGGCAGACTGCACAGATTGCAGCGGTTCCCCTGCGCCAGCAGCATCGCTGTCCTGGTCGGTGCCACTTCCGTGGTCTTCAGTTTTCTCATTGATCTGCCCTTCAGCGATTCGGATCAGGATCTCTTGCCGCGCGGCAGGCCAGTCAGCATGCGAGGTCAGCGGGTGCAGCGGGTGCCCGGGCTTGGTCACGTCGAACGGGTTGCTCTCCATGTCCGTGCGCATCCACAGCAGGATGCCCTGCTCCAGCATGTTCACGAGCCAGCGCTCGCCGTAGCAGGTACGGTACAGACCTTGCAGGTAGATGCAGGCACCCATGTCCGAGGACACCTTGTCCAGGCCCTTGACTGCGCTGCTCGCCTCGCCACAGCGGATCTCCTTGACCTTGCCCTTGTTCAGGCCGGACTTGTTGATGCTGCCATCCGTGTACCACGGCAGGCCCGGGATGTTGTCGGCCGCGTCCCCGTGCAGCATCTGCATCCAGAACCACTGCCGCCCGTACACGAGGTCGTGCGCCGTCAGCACCCAGCATGGAGGCACGTCCGTGAGGATGTGCGTCTTCCACTCCAGGTGCTTGCCCGGCACCATCCGCATGTCCTTGTCCTGCGTGAAGATCACACAGTCCGGGTGCATCTCGGCATACCGGCTGAACAGGTCGTCGGCCTCGGCGGTGTGCGTGAACTCGATCTCGATGTCCGGGGGCAAGTCTCCCTGCTCCAGCAACTCCCGGAGGAACTGCCAGTTCTTGGGACGGTGGTTCCCCGTACGATGCCCCTGGTAGGGCTTCACACGGGCCACAGCGTACCGATAGCCCTTGTGGCTACCTGCCCCCGTAACCAGGACTTTGATGCGCTCTGCGCCGCAGGAGCGGGCCGCGCTGCGCAGCTTGTCCAGCAGGTTGATCCGGGCCTGTCCCGGTGCGGTCTCGTCATTGCCTGCGCAGTAGTAGCACAGCCCGTCCCCGTCAGCGAGGAGGAGCCGACCGGGGACAATGCCCTCGGACTGCGTGTTCTGCGGGCTGGTCTCAGCCTGCTTGGCAATGGCCGCTGCGAGAGCGGCCGGGACCATCAGCCGCCGATCCCTGCGAGGGCGTCATCGGCAGCAGCGCCGGTCGGCGTGACGGCAGCAGCCACCGGGGTGTCACCCTCGGGGATGTCGGCCGTGCTGTCGTGGTCGTCCGGATCTTCACCGGGCTCCGGGATGTCCAGCGGCTGGCCGTTGTTGGCGAGCAGCAGGTACAGCGGGGACTCCTTGAAGTTCTTCGCCTGCTTGACCTTGTTCTGCCACACGTTCTTGGACTTCGCCGGGGCAGTGACCTTGCCGTCCTTGTCCTTGCGCTCCGGGTACTCCCCGTCGATGAACAGGCTGGCCCACTGTTCCATGTCCGGGTTGTTCCAGAACAGGACTTTGAGCGGGGCCTGCAGTGCGGGCACCGGCATCGGCACGGTTTCGGGCTCGCCGTCAGCGTTCATGATGTCCACACGGGCGGGGCCGATGGTGTAGCCCGAGGCGTCCCGCAGCTCGGCGGTGATGCGCTCCTTGCCATCCTTCTTGCTGGTCCACTTGTCGTGCACCACCGTGGCCTTGAAGCCCTCGCCGAGAAGCTGCGCCATGTGCTGCGCCTTGCCAGCGTGGTTCATGCGGGTGAACAGCTTGAAGTAGTGGGACTTCTCGTTCAGGCTGAAGGGCAGCACGACAGCGAAGATCGTGGGCTTGTCGTTGTTCTCGCCGGTGAGGTACTTCTTGCCCGCCGCCTCGAACAGCAGGGCCACCTCTTCCTTGACGGTGGGCTTGCCCTGGTAGGTGCCGGGTTGCTTGCCGAGTTCGATGTACCCGAAGAAGCGCAGGGCCACGGTGCCCTCGGGCGGCGGGGTGTAGTCACCACCACCGGTCTTGGCGACCGTCTGGTCCGCGCCCTCCTTGACGGCTTGGGCTGCGGCGGCTTGGATCTTGGAAAGGTCGAGAGACATGCGTGTCCTTTAGTTGAGGAACGAGGGTTGGTAATCTTTCATGTAGAGCTTGCGAAGCTCCACTCGCACAGGCTGTGCACGTTCACGAACGCCTTGGACGTTCACTTCTTCCATCATGTTGGGACCGTACTTTGTCTCGGTCGGAACCGGGACGGGGACAGTCCAACCGAACTGGTACTCCATGAAGTCGCTCGCGCTCTCCATGCAGGCATGCAACACAGCCGCTGCCTCGTCAGCCACGGAAGCGTGGGCATCGGAGTACAGTGCATCGTGCACTTGGTTGACCAGCAGCGCGAGGCCACCGAAGTTCTTGCGCTTGTAGAACGCACGGACCGCCAGCCACATCGCGGCCTTGGCCCACTCGCCACCCTCGCCCTGCACCTCGTAGTTCTTGATCTGCGTGGGCGAGAAGCTGGAGAACACCCCGCGCTTGATGAGGTACTCGGGGCTCGGCTCCTCGGTGTAGCTGTAGAGCTTGCCGTCAGGCGTACGCACACTGCTGCTGCCGAGGTTGCACATCACGCCACGGACCCAGGGGTGGGGAATAGTGGTGAAGGGCTTCCGGTTCCGCTTGATCTCTTCGGTACGCGCCTCGAAATACTTCTTGATCTCGGGGTATCGCTTGTCATCCGCCTCGCGCAGTTGCGCCACGAGGTTGATGTCCATGCCGGTGGTGTCGGCGATCTTCGCATCGCCCGCACCGTACGCAGCCTGGAAGCTGTAGACCTTGGAGTCCGTGCGCTTGTACTCCCACTCCTTGACGGGCTCGACTTCGCCCTTGCCCTTGCACAGCAGCAGGAGTTCTTCGTACGTCTTGCCCGCACCGGCCGGGCTGTTCGACAGGCGCAGGACGTGCATGTCCAGGCCAGCCTTCAGGTCCAGGATCAGTTGCTTGCACTTCGTGAGGATGGCCTGCACGTAGATTTCCAGCGCGGTGAAGTCCGACTGGATGATCTTGCCGTCCGGCCCGAAGCGGGACACGAACACGTACTTGACCTTGCTCTTGTTCCCCTTCGGGATGTTCTGCAAGTTCGGGTTGCTGGAAGAGAAGCGCCCCGTCACCGTGCTGGTGTGGTTGATGCTGTGGTGGATGATGCCGTGCTCATCGACCAGGGTCAGCATGCCCTTGGACTCCCCGCTCTCCTCGTCCGTGACGATGAAGTACGTGCCGAGATCCTTCGTGGCTGCGGCCAGTTCGGACAGCGCCTTGAGGAACGGGATGTTCCGGTTGCCGAGTTCCTCGATCACCTCGCTGGATGTGGACCACACACCCTCGGTCTCGCCTGCCCACTGAGGCTTGGGGTCCGTGATGCGGGGGAAGGTGTACGGCACCGTGACCATGCGCCCCTTGGGCTTGTCAAGGTTGTCCACCTTGACCTTCTTGGTCTTGGCCTCCCCGGCGTTCTTGCCGCTGGCGTACCGCACCACACCGTCCGGGTCGAACTCCCCGTCCACCTTGGGCCGGGTCGTCCCGTCCTGCATGACGAAGTGAACCTCGTCCATCTGTGCGTAGACTCGACGAGGCGCGAGGTCGAAGGGCTGTTTGTCCCACGCGGCCTTCAACATGGTGGTGCCATCGGCAAGGTCGTACTCGTAAGCCTCGTACCCCACCGTGCCGCCGAAGATCAGCGCGGACTTCTGTCGCGTGCTGTTCCAGTTGAACTTGAACGGCAGATCGAGCGGCAGGTACATCTGCAACGCGGCGTGCAGCCGGTCCACCTCGGCCTTCAACTCGGCCGCGAGCTTGAGCCCGAGCGCCTTGTCCACGTACATCCCGTTGCGCTCCATCTCGATGGTGCACAGCAGGCTCCCCATGTTGAGGAGGATGGAGTTCAGTTGACCGCAGTCCCGGGCTCGCTTGATCTGAGCGAAGGCGATCTTCTCGGTGTTCTCCACGTCCCCGAGTTGCTCGACCCCGTGTTCGTCCTTGCCGCCGCACAGGTAGCGGGACAGCAGGGCGGGCTCGATGTCCTCGGTCATCACACCCGCAGCCCACAGGGCCTTGACCTCGTCCACCTTGATGTTCCCGCCGTAGCGCGGGGCCACCTCGTCGAGCGACAGCATCTGGTGCCGGGGCCCCATGCCACACAGCAGGTACTCTGCCAACTGGCAGTCCCACACCATGCCGCCCTCGGCCACGTACTCCATCCAGGCGTCCAGGTTCTCGGGGTCTTGTAGCGCATGCAGCAAGTCGAACTTGATGTTGAACCCGGCGATGACCTTGGCCCCCACGAGCACAGGCTTAAGCCAGCCGCCACCAGGGCGCTGCTTGCCGAAGCGATGCTCGATGACCTTGCCGTCCTTCTTGAAGCCGTGCGTGACCACCCAGTTCACCGGAGTGAACGGGCTGGCCTTGCGCTTCATGTGCTGGTGGACGGTGGTTTCGATGTCCCACGGTACGAGGCTCATCGTGAACCGTCCCGCTTCGTGTTCGCCATCTCTGCGTTATCCCCGTCACGCACCACACGGTACACCACCACACGGTCTCCCTTGTCCATCAACTTGAGGGCGTGACACACCTCGTTCGCCAGCTTGGCTCGGTCGTACCATCCCTTGTCCACGGTGAGGATCAGGTTGATGTCCTTGAACGTACTGGACCGCAGTGCGCACCATTGTCCAGTCTGGTCGTCGTACTCGTTGGCGAGTGTGTACCAGTAGGGACCGTCAAGAAGGAACCGTGCGGCCAGCGCGTCGTACCCGAGGTCGGGGTCGGGGGTCTGCTCGATGTAGACGAGGAAGTCCACGTCCTTCGGCTCGGGGTGGTAGATCGCCGATCCGACAAGGCAGAACTCCTTGACAGCGGCGCACTTGCTCAGGTACTCCGTGCCTTGTAGCACATTCTCCAGTACGTTCACAACAGGTTCTCCCTTTCGAGCAGCACAGTCAGGGCCGCTTGCTCATGGCCTGGGTTGCAACTGACGACACGCCACGTCCTGCCCACTTGCAGGATGCACAGGCTTCGCGCGCCGTTGCTGGTTGGTGAGTGCGTGAAAGTCCATGCGGGCATCACGTCCCCTTGTTGGTTCGTTGGCTGATGCAGGCGGCGCGAAAGTACGTGACGAGGCGATTGTCAGTCAGGCCGTTCTTCACTTCTTGCGCGGCAGCGTGGCACTCCTGTGGGGTGTCGAACGTGCCGACGACCACGGGCGGCGGTGTCTGTGCGTTGTACGAGAACACCAGGATGATGAGGATGAACTTCACGTCTTCAACTCCTGCACCAGTTCATCGACCGAGGTCACCACCTTGGTGGCGAAGTTGTACATCACGTCGAAGCGTTCGGGCTCACCGTCCATCAGGATGTACGTGCGCTTGCCCTTGCCTGCACAGTACCCGAGTTCCAGGTGACCGCTCTTGCCAGCGGGCATCACCATCACCACGGTGTCCGCCGCATCCAGGTGACGCTTGTCGAACTGGTACACGTTCTGTGCGGCGTGCCCGGCCAGGGCCTCGACGAAGGTGTGCCCCTTCAGCTTCTCGTGCTTCTGCCAGTAGTCGTCGGCCTCGGGACCAGCGCTGTACCAGTCGTCGAACACGGTGTGACCGTGGTTGCGGAGCGTCTTCGCCACCAGCGGCACGGCCTCGTTGCGCAGGGAGCCGATGATGTACACGTTCCGCACAGCGGCGGGGTTCTCGGGTGCGGTGAAGAACGGGGCCAGCTTGTAGATTTCCTGGTAGCAGTCAGTATCCGCTTCGGGGGACACACAGCCATTAGGTGACTCGAAGGCACATCCGGTACAGCCGTTCTCCTCCGGGTGCTTATTGTACCCCATCCCATTGATGAAGATGATCCGTTGCGTCATGCGGTGATCTCCACGAAGCGACCACGGTCCCCGTCGAACAGGACTTCGGTCATAGGTGACTGGCCCTTACCGGTCCGCACCTTCTTGTTCTTGGTACACCCGATGTACCGGGACTTGATGAGCATCGGGTCGTTGACCGTGCCCAGCGTGATGATGACATCGGCAGCACCCTGCTTGCCGGTCTTGCTGTCCTTCAGCATCGGCAGCGTGGGGAACTGCAGGCCGTCACCGTCCGCGCTGATCTGGCTGGTCGCCATCGTGGCGCAGTCGTACTTCACACCCAGCACACGAGCCCACTGGTACTGTGCTTCGAGAAGCTGGTCAGTACGCTGCCCGTTGTTGCTCGCCATGCCCACGAAGTTGATGTTGTCGATCATGTCGAACAGCACCAGCGCCGGGCGGCGGGACTTGATGAGGTCTTCCACCTGCACGTTGGTCCAGCCGTGGATGTCGTAGATGCGCAGCGCACCACCACGCCCGCCGAGGGCGGCGCGGTACTGGTCACGCAGCACACCCTTTGCGCTCTGCTCGATGAGTTGCTCGGTCGTGTAGTTCAGCGCAGCTTGGAACGTGCGGGTCACGATGCGACGGCCCGGCCCCTCGTTGTTGAGCCACATGATCTCGCGGCCCTCGTTCGGCCAGATGGTGTCCAGTTGCGCAGCCATGTGCGTCAACTCGCTGGCGCACCACGTGGTCTTGCCCTTGTCAGGGCGTGCTGCCACCACGATGAAGTCCCCGGGCACCACGGGCTTGATGAACTCCCGGAGGCAGGCCAGCCGCCATGCCATGCCGGTCTCGTTCTGCTCGGCCAGCAACAGGTCTTCGATGCGGTCCAGCACCTGCGGGTTCTTCACCTTGCGCTGGACGATGGCGTTGTAGTTGTCCTGGATGGCACCGATCCCTTGGATCAGGTCGATCTCGCCACCCTGGTTGAACTTCTCGATGACATCCAGCATGCGGGTGCTGGCGTCCACTTGGTACAGCCGGGCAAGCAGCCCGTCGAGCAGGCCCTCGTCCTCCTCCTCCTTGAACGCGAGGCGCAGGAGTTGCTGGTACACAGCCACTTCATCCTCCGCGAGCTTCGGGTGGATGGAGTGGAAGAAGATGGTGAACCCCTCGGCAGGGCACTCCTGCACATCGGGGAACTCGCGGAAGAACCGGCCCATGTCGTCGAGGACGATCTTGGTGCGAACGTCCATGCCACGTTGAGGCACCGCACCAGCGATGCGCTCGTAGTGCTTGCGCTTGCGCAGCAGGCGCAGCGTTGTGAGGTCGAGGCTCATGGCCCTCCTAGTTGACGAGCCAGCCGAGGTGTTCCCACCACACGCTGGCGAAGTAGCCGATGATGGCGACCACCGTAACAGCGGCGGTCACCGCGAGTTCCATTGCCGTGTGGTCGCGCTCGTTCATCCTCGCAGCCCCCGGATGAAGTCCACCGCACAGATCACGACGATGGCGAGCAGCGGGCTGGCACAGACCAACGCCGTGAGGATGGCGCCGATCATGTCAGCCGGACCTCGTACGAGAGTTTGACTTTCTTGACGAGTTCTTCCGTGACCGAGGCAACGCACCGGTTCACGGCGACTCTGATCGCATCACCTGGGCTCGTGCCACGGCCAACGCAGGAATAAACCACACCGTTGACCTCGATCTTGGCCTCTGCACTGAACGCATCGTGAGGGAAGTACGGGACTCTTTCACTCGCGGGCGTGTCGTACGCCTTGAGACTGAGAATTTTCATGGTGTCCTTGGGTTGTTCACGAGGGGTTCCAGCGTGAAGTGCAGCCTCGCTGTCCAACCAACGCTGGAGCCAGCCCATTACTTCACCAACCGGTAGAAGTGCTTCTTGCCTTCCTGGCGGCGCTGGATGTTGAAGCCACCGAAGTGCGGCTTGCGCAGGTCACGGATGCGGGCCGTGATGGTGGCGGTGGTGACGCCACTCCGCTCGCCCCACACCTTGAGGTAGTAGGCGATGTCCTGCACGCTGTGCTCGGCACCGTCCACCAGCTTCTCGAACACCAGCTTCACGTCACCCTTGAGGGTGCGGACCTTGACGGCAGCGGCCGGTTCGACATGCAGCACGAATCGCTCGGGTTTCCATGACATGCCGCACTCCTTGACGTAGATGTCGCCGCATCCGTCATTGCGGTCCCGGTCGAACGTCACGATCTGATCGATGGTGAAATTGGAGTAGCTGCTGTCAACCACACGCAGCTTGTCACCGGATTTGAAGTTGCTCATTAAGAATCTCCTTGATGTCGCTGCAACTGTGCAGCTTGGGATCACGAAGGGACACGATGTCCCGGACCTGCAAGCCGTAGGCCCGCAGTTGCTTTACGATCTTGGCCGCACCCCTGCGCCCTGCGCCATCGGGATCGAGCCAAACGTTCACAGGTGCCCCGCGCTTCATAAGCTCGGCCACCATGTGGTCGGACACACTGGTGCCCAGCACGGCCCAGCCTTCGCCGACCATGCCAATCTTCATCGCCGAGAGGATGTCTTCCGTTAGCGTCGGAACCCCGCCTCGTCCCCATACCGGTAAGAGATTCCGTGGCCTCGGGGTGGGTCCCAGGTACTTCGGGAAGCGTCCAGGCTGAGTTGCCCTTGCTTGGAAGAAAACGGCTTCAGCCCCTCGATATACCGGGAGCACAACGCGATCACTGGGTGGGTGATAGTAGATCCCCAAACGACCGATGTCGTACCGCGATAGCCCGGCTTTGTAAAGCCATACCGCAGTGCCGTCAGGCCATTCAGATACCTCGCGCACTTGAGGCATCGGCAGTGCACCGGACCAAGCTCCCTCAACAGTGCCGTCGCCATGTCGCAGTCGAGCGATCCGGGCCAAGCGCTCCTCGATTGACTCGGCGGGGGGCGGAGCAAAACCTGCTCCCTCACCCGGGGAGCATCGGAAGCACCAAGCATGATAGCCCTTCTCGTCACGGGAAATGGTTAAGGTGCGGCCCTCACCACAGAAGTGAGAGACGCGCTTTTTCTGCCCCAGCTTGAGGGCGCTGGCCTGGGGCCACCACGTCCCCTTGTCGAGCACTCAGCGCTTGCGGGCCCCGGAGACGATGAGCGCCATCACCAGGAAGACGACGGCGACCGGGCCCCACAGCGGGGCCAGCACAGCCCACCAGGGCCACGAGATGACAGCGGTGAGCTTGAACGCGATGAACAGGATACCCAGGGCGGGCCAGAAGAACTTCATGGTTGTGCGCCTTCTTCGTTGGTCGGCCAGTTGCCGGACTTGATGAGCATCTGCTGCACCAGGGTGCTCGGTGCTGCCACGAACTTGGCCTGCACCTGCATGATGTTCTTCATGCGACGGCCGATGCGCATGCCAGCGGCCACGTTGAGGTCAGCGGCCTTGCCGCGCCACGCTTTCTGCTTGCCCATCAGGCCAGCACCACCGTGGCCGTGGTCTTGTCACCGATCAGCACGATCTTGACGCCGTACTCGGCGGCGAGGGGCTGGAGTTCCTTGCGGAAGGTGGCGAAGAATTCCGGTGCCTGCGAATGCTGGGGAAGGGTATCCTTCAGGACCAGCGATCGAGCCGCCGTGGTCAGGCTGGCCGTGGCGAGGGCGAGTTGGTGATCGCGGTTGAAGCGGTCACGGAGGGCCGTGATGCGCTCTTGCTCGGCGAGGTGGGATTGGGCAGCGGCGAGAGCGATCTCGGCGTTCTTGACGATCTGTTGGGCGCGTTCGGTGTTGGACATGGTGGGTTCCTTGGGGATGTTCTGGTTGTCGGCGCGGTGGCGCCCGGTAACGGTGCTGGTCGAGCCGTAATGGGCGAAGAATTCTCCCGGCGTGGCAACAAGGCGTGTGGCAGAGCGGTTGAATTCGAGCCACTGGCCGCGACTCAAGCCGATCTTTTCGGCAGCGGCTCGTGACATGCCTGGGGAGTCATGACGCAAGCCTGCGGTACAGCTGCCCAGCTTGAGCTTGCGGATGAAGTATTCGGCGGAGACGTTCGGACTCATTGCAGCACCTCGTAGTTCACGCCGAGTTCATCGGCAAGGTCGAGAAGTTCCTGGTCATGTGCGATCCCCATGCGGATGTGTGCATGCTCGTACATGGCCTGGAGTTGAGGGCATCCCCACTTCGGGTCACCCAGCTTGTCGATCTCCTCTTCGAGTTCCAACTCGGCAAGGTGCATCTCCTCGTTGCGGGCGGCGACAGCCTTGTGAGCAACGAATGGATAGATCACGGGCAGGAAAGCCCGCCGAGGCTTGAGGGCCAGAGCGAGGCGGCGAAGGGCAGCGGCGTACATCTGACCCTCCTCGGCTTACTCGGCCGCTTCGGGTTCGGCGACCGGGGCGGCTTCGACCGGCGAGGCCGGGCTCGACACCACCTTGGTGATGGCGGCGAAGTACACCGTCACGACCTGGGCCTCGAAGCCTTCGCCGAAGGACACGCGGGCCTGCGGCGCGCTCTTGGGCACGGCGGGATCGGCCAGCTTGACGGCGACGACGAAGCCGCTGAAGGTCTTGGCGGTCTCACCCTTGCCGTACTTGAACTCCACGACAGCTTCGGGGACCACGTGGTCGAAGTTCACTTCGGCATCGGCCTGCGCTTGCAGGGCGGTGCGCTTGACGGTCAGTTCGGTGATCTTGGCATCGATGTCGGCGACTTGCTGGCGGATGGTTTTGGCCATGGTATCTTTCAGTTGATGAAGGTGCGAGATTGCACCCGGAAGCCCACAGCATGGGCAACCGGCTGGAATCAGAGCAGCCTCGTGATCTCTTCGAGCCGCGCGCCCTTGGCGAGCGCATGCTTGATGGCGCACACTGCGGTGGTTACGAGGTTCAGGCGCTCGAAATCTTCCCACGTCACACGCTTGGCGAGGTCCAGCGCCGAGGTGCCGTTGGGGTTGCCGCGCCGGGTGAGAAGGTGCGGTGCCGAGCTTCCGTGTGGGTTGTAAGGCATCGGCGAAGCGTACTTGCCCATGTCGTCCATGATGTCCGTGTTGAAGGGCTTCGCATCGTACACGGGACGGCCCGAGGGATGCTGATGAATGATCTGACCGGGCTTGCCGGTATCGCCCACGTGCTTGTGGGCTGGAGGGGTTCGGTTCATGATGCTCACTTCCCGTACTTGTCCTGTTGCTGCTGCCGTGCGAGGTACTGCATCAGCACTTGTTGGTAAGCCGAAGGGAGCCACCCACCATGGCGCAGGACACGCTGCGCTTCACGCGCTGCGGTACGCTCATCGTGAGTGGCTTTCGGGTCTTGAAGGATCAGTTGTAGATGTTCCACTTCTTCCGTTTCTGCTTCCACCGGAAGACTTGGACCACCTCGTAGGCCACGTAGCCCAGGCCGATCAGGAGGAGGGCGAGGGCGAACTTCACGACAACTCCTCGATCTTGCGAGCCAGCCACAGGCGGCGGCGTTCATTGGGGATGGCCCAACGGCCGGTGAGGGCGACGAGGCCGTGACGACCGCGCATCCTGCCGAAGCCCTCGCCATCCAGACGAATTCCGTCGGCCTTGAGCATCGCCCCGATGCGATCACGGAAGGTGCCCAGGTCTTCCGGATAGCCCAGACGGAGCATGTCAGCCATGCTGGCTCGGTTGCAGATGTAGTTGATTCCCTCCGGATGCTGCACAGCGTAGCGGAAGAACTGCACCTGCACGGCCTTGAGCATTTCGAGATCGGAGGCCATCACATCGCCTCCACCGGACGCAGGGTCATCGCACGGCCCGCCTTGTAGGCATCGTCCGTGGCGAGGCGCACCATGCGCTTGACGTAGGCGTCACCGACAGCGCTTTGCATCAGCAGCTTGCGGGCACCTTGACGACCGTGGTACTTGATGAGCGTTTCGTACATCACCGGCTCCCGTACTTGAAGAAGGCCACGCCCACGTAGCAGCAGGCAATGAAGCCCGCTACCCATGGGTTCAGGATGAGGATCACGTCCCCGTAGATGGCGGTCATTTCACTTCCACCATGGCACGACCCATCGTGCGCCCCTCGCGGAGCGCTTGGGCCAGGGTCATGTCGGTGGTCTCGTAAAGGCGGGCCTTCTCGCCCTGGGGCTTCACCCACAGCCGAAGCTTGGGGTGTCGCGGACCAGTGCGGTAGGCCACCATGGACTTGAACGAGCCGAACACGATCAGCCCTTGAGGAGCTTCTCGCCGTCCACGCGGCGGCTGACAGCCTCGCAGGCTTCCCAGCGCAGGCGGTCGAAGATGATCCAGGTGCCGTTCGTGAACTTCAGCACGAAACGGGGACCGGTGAACCGGCCGTTGAATTTGGGTTGGGACATGACTGTCTCTGTAGCAGTGCGGATTGCACTGAGTAACCCTTGGGCTACTCGCTGAAATCACACAACGTCTTTGTAGGTGGTGCCGTTAAGGATGTAGCGGGTTACGCTGTTGCTGACTCCAAAACTCCTACCGG